GAAGCCGTTGAAGAAACCCTACCAACAGAAAGCGAGACAGCCACAGTGGAAACCACTCCAGCAGTCGAAGCAACACCTACAGTTGAGGCTGCCGCAGTTGAAGCTGCTCGCCCTGCTGTAACAGCAATGGCTTACACAAAGCCACGCATTGAAGTAACAGCTGCAAAGTATGCAGAGAACACAATCCGCGCAGCACTCGGAGACGACGCAGCTCGTCAATGGATCGCAGCAGCGGCAGATACCTCAGACAACGCTGGTCTTGTACCAACACGTCAACTTTCTGAGATCATCAACCCACTCGGAACAACAATCCGTCCATCAATCGATGCAATCTCTCGTGGAGTGCTTCCAGATGCCGGTATGACTTTCGAGATCCCAAAGATCACACAGATGCCAACAGTTGCAATCGAGCCAGAAGGCGACGCATTCAGCGACACAGATCAGAACTCAAGCTTCCTTTCAGTAACAGTACAGAAGTACGCTGGACAGCAGACATTCTCTGTCGAATTGCTTGATCGTACATCTCCAGCATTCTTCGATGAGCTTGTTCGCAACATGGCAGCAGCTTACGCAAAGGCAACTAACTCAGCAGTAAACGCTGCACTTATCTCAGGCGCAACTGCAGATGCTACAACAACAGTAACTTACCCAACAGCAGCCGAGCTTCTCGGAATTGTTGCTCGCGGATCAGCATCTGTTTATGGCGCAACAGCAGGACTTCCAAATCCATTTGCTCGCAACATGGTCGTATCTACAGGACAATGGTCAAACATCATGTCTCTCAACGATTCAGGACGTCCGATTTACACAGCGACAAATCCGATGAACGCTGGCGGAGCAGTTGCTCCAACTTCACTCACAGGTAACGTTGCCGGACTTAACCTTTACGTTGATCCAACAAACGGCGGCGATGGCGATGGAACAATCCTCATCGTTAACCCAGATGCGTACACATGGTACGAGTCACCAACATACCGCCTACGCGCTGAGTCAACAGCCGCAGGTCAGGTAACAATCGGCTACTACGGCTTCGGAGCAATTGCTACCAAGGTCGGCGCAGGCGCATTCAAGAACAACAAGGCGTAAGCCACCCTTAAGTCGCTGGTGGGGTAGTGCCCTTCTACCCCACCAGTCTTTAGAAAGGATAAGAGCATGGCATTGACCACAGTTGCAGAATTACGCACCGCCCTAGGCGTTGGCACTCTCTATACTGATGCAGTCTTGCAATCTGTCTGCGATGCCGCAGATAACGTACTCTTGCCCTTTCTATGGAAGAATCAGCAGTACATCATTGCTCATGGCAACACAGGCACAGTCGGTACTCTCTACTTCGATCAGAACATTCGTGAAGTATTTTACGTCGGACAATCAGTCGTAATCTCAGGTGCGGGTACTAAGTACAACGGTACCAGGACAATCACAGGCGTTGACGCTCGATCATTTAACATAACCACGACTCACACAAGCGATAATCCACGTCACACAGTCGAGCCTTTCGGGATTGCAGCAGCTGAGACTTATACAGATTACACAACGATTCCAGCGATTCAAGAAGCGTCTCTCATGATCTCCATCGACATCTGGCAGAGCCGTCAAGCGCCATCAAGCGGCGGCGTTACCATCGATGGATATCAGCCAAGCCCTTATCGGATGGGCAACACGCTGCTAGCGCGCGTGCGTGGCCTTTTAGCACCTTATCTTGATCCGAGATCGATGGTGGGCTAATGGCCGCCATATCAACACTCCGCGCAGGTATAGCCGCAGCTCTTACCGATAATACAAAATACTCAGTCTTTTCATTTCCACCTGCAACACCGATCGCCAACAGCGTGATCGTAGCGCCAGCAGATCCTTACATCTCGCCGTCTAACGGATGGCATGCATCGATCTCGCCTATGGCCAATTTCGTTATTTCCGTCATGGTTCCCTTGCTCGATAATGAAGGCAACCTTAACGGGATGGAAGATAACATCGTCCGGGTTTTTAACCTGCTCGCTGCATCGACCTACACCTACAACGTCACAGAGGTATCGGCTCCAGCCGTGCTGAGTGCCGCGTCCGGTGATCTACTTACATGCAATATCAATATCTCAGTCCTAACGAGTTGGAGCTAAAATGTCCGAGTGGGAAAAAGAGCAAGAAGCCTTCCTGAAGAAAATCGGGCAGGTAGCACCATCAACACCAAAGCCAGTAACTACTAAGAAAGACGAGGAATAATCTCCTGGCTGTATTTATGAGCAACAAGGTCGGCGTGAAGGTTAACTCAGTCGATCTATCAGATCACGTTACCGCAGTAACACTTAACCGCGCATTCGATGAGCTTGAAGTAACCGCAATGGGTGACTCAGGCCATAAGTTCGTCAAGGGTCTAGAGGCATCATCGGTCACAATCGATTTCCTTAACGACACAGCAGCAGCGAACGTACTTGCAACACTTCAAGCAGCATGGGGAACAAACGTCACAATCGTTCTACTTCAGGAAAAGGGAACCGCAGTAGGTGCGACTAACCCTCTTTACACAATGACTTGCCTTATCAACAACACGACAGACATCAACGGCGCAGTAGGCGATCTCTCAACACAGAGCCTCACCTTCAACGTCTCTGGTACTATCGCAGTTGCCACAACAGGTACATTCTAAGAAACTAAACAAAGGGGCACAGCATGGCAAAGTTAATAGTCACATTAGCGGACAACAGCGTTACCGAGATCGAGATTACCCCTCGATTGGAGTACGCGTTCGAGCTATATGCTAAAAAGGGTTTTCACAAAGCGTTTCGCGATGATGAGAAGCAGTCAGATGTCTATTGGTTGGCATGGGAAGGCCTTAGGTTAAGTGGAACCACAGTCAAGCCATTCGGTCCGGACTTTCTCGAAACTCTCAAGAGTGTAGAGGTTGCTGAGTCTGACCCTTTGGCCTAGGCAGGGATAGCATCCACTATCTCATCGCTCGCTTGAGCATTGAGACGGCTATCCCTCCACAATCTTTGATCGATCTAGATACATCGATGCTTCAGATGCTACTCAAGGCGCTGAAGGATAGAGCAAAGGAGCAGGCAGATGCCTACAGAGCTAAAAGGCGCTAGTGCGCTTCGCAAGGCTCTCAAGCAGTTCTCGCCTGATCTAGACAAAGAGACTCGTGATGAGATGGTCGGATTCTTAAAGCCATTGGTAAAAAAGGCTAGAGGGTTTCTTCCATCTAATTCAGAGGCTCCTTCTGGATTCGTAAAGCACGAAGTCAAGACCGCTAAGTTCCCAATGTATGACGCGGCCGAGGCTCGTCGAGGTATTGGCTACAAGCTCACACCTACCAAGCCTAACCGCCAAGGATGGGTGCAGAGCGTGTCGATTCATAACAAGACCGCAGCTGGTGCGATCGTGGAAACCGCTGGACGCAAGTCCGGTATCTCTGGCAACTTCACCCCTAGATTTCAAGGATCACTTGCAGGGCGTGCAAAGATGGCAGGACGTGCAATGTTCAAGGCTTATGAACAAGATGAAGGCAAGGCTAAGGTCGGAGTTATCCGAGCGCTAGAAAAGGCCGCCGCTAAGTTTAATTCGAGAGGCATCTAATGGCTGAGTTACGGATTCCGATTGTCGTCGAAAACAAAGGCAAGAAAGCATTTAGCGACACCAACAAAAGCCTTAGCGCGCTAGATAAAGGCGTCAAGCGATTAGGTGCAAGCCTTGCTGCAACCTTTGGAGCCCAACAACTTCTCAAGTTCGCTAAGAATGCTTCCAAGGCATTTATGGAAGATCAGAAGGCTGCAACTCAATTAGCCCAAGCAGTTAAGAATCTAGGTTTAGCCTTTGATACTTTACGCATTGAAGAATTTATCAGCCAACTATCTAAAGCTTCTGGCGTTACCGACGATCAACTTCGTCCATCAATGCAGAAGTTATTGCAGACTACTGGCTCACTTACTAAGTCCACACAACTACTTACTCAAGCCTTAGACATTTCACGTGGCTCTGGAGTTGATTTTGAGACTGTGGTCAACGATCTCAGCATGGCTTATGTAGGCCAGACACGAGGTCTTCGCAAGTATTCTCTAGGACTAACTCAGGCAGAATTAAAGACCATGAGTTTTGCAGACGTTCAAGCAAAGCTTGTTAAACAATTTACTGGAGCGAATGCGGCCTACCTTACAACCTATGCTGGCAAGATGGAATTGCTTACCACCGCCGCTGGCGAGGCTCAAGAGACTATAGGTGAGGGTCTAATCGATGCCCTTATGATTCTTTCAGGCGATACTACTGTCGCCGATCTAGCAACGACTATGAAAGAATTATCTGATAACACCGCACTAGCGCTCACCAATCTAGCCAAATTCGGCAAAGGGATACAAGATACGGTTGGCCCTATAGCCACAATTTTCGAGAAATTTATTACCTATACTCAACCATTCTTTGATTCCATTGTATTTGGCGACGCTTTAAGTTTTGCAAAAAAGCAGGGCGATCGTCCCAGAATGGGTGGGTATCCATCGTCTGCTTTAGGACCGGGCTATATTGATCCAAATGCAGCAGCTCGTAAAAAGGCTGAGGCCGATGCACTCAAGCGCGCTAAAGAATTAGCAGCACTTCAAAAGAAAACTTTAGATAGTCAAAAGAAACAGAACGCGCTTACTAAAGCATCAAAGACTCTTGACCTAGATCGCATTGGAGCGACAGCGGCGCTTAAGGGTAAAATCAGCGAGACCGATCGTCTGTCTTTGGAATTGCAATTAGCCCTTTTGGATAAGAACGATGTACTTGCAACTAAGTTATCTGCTGATCTAGAAGCAGCCGTCAAGCGCAATAATGAATTAAGAGCAGCCCTACTTGCTACACCACTAGCACCTAACCCTTACGCTCAATGGATCCCACCTATTCCCCCTATCTTAGCAAGTGGTGGAGGCGTTCTCGTTGGTTCAGATACAGGTGGCGGTGCTGGTGGCGGTGCTGGCATAGGTGGCACTATTGCAAACAAGAGTAAAGGCCCCGGCGGCGTTATGCCTGATTTTAATGTTCCTTCCAATAGTCGCAGACAGGTTGGGCCAATGGGAGGCTTAAGCGCTGGAGTAATTGCTGGCGTCAATCCTATTAACGTTACAGTTGTTTTAGATGGCGATGTTATAGCTGGAGCGCTTACGGAATTACAACAAAATGATTCATTATCAGGAACGTTCAGTTCCTTAAATCGATCAGAATATAAAGGCGCGGTTGCTCTCTAATGACGCTGCCTGCCAGTATCTCGGTATCTTTTGACTTTAGCCAAGGCGCTACATTCGGCTACCCTTTTACTATTGGCGATCCAATTAACGGAGTCATCGGAGTATCTCAGTTCGCGGCTACAGAAGTACCTGATCCAGTAGTCGATCTCAGCGACGTCACTCGATCAATCAAGATCAGTCGAGGCCGTAACGTCATGCGCGACACCTACGAATCTGGCACATGCATAATCAGGGTGCTAGACCCTGATTCTTATTTCAACCCTCAGAATACGTCATCACCTTATTTTGGCTACTTAACTCCACTACGCAAGATCCGAGTAGCGGCTACTACTGCAACCACGCAGAGCTTCTTATTCTCAGGCTACGTTGATTCTTACAGGTATTACTACCCAACAGGTCAAGAGATTGGCTACGTCGATATCGTCTGCAATGATGCTTTCAGACTATTTCAGATGGCTAACGTGGCCAGCATAAGCGGAGCAACGGCAGGCCAGACCACAGGCACACGCATTACCAAGATCCTTGATCAAGTCTCATTCCCTACCTCGATGAGAATCACGGACACAGGATCAACAACAGTCCAAGCCGATCCGGGCACAGCTCGTACTGCCTTAGCAGCAATCAAAGCGGCAGAGTTTGCAGAGCAGGGCGCATTCTTTATCCGTAGTGACGGTAGCGCGGAGTTCAAGGATCGTAGCGATGTAGTTGGGTCTTTGGCTCCAGCACCTATTGAGTTCAATCAGACTACAGGTATTCCATATTCAGACTTGAAGTATGCCTTCGACGATAAGTTGATCGTCAATCAAGCCAATATGACTCGCATTGGTGGTTCAGCCCAGACTGCTAATAACGTCGATTCATCGGCTAAGTATTTTCCTCATGGCACGACTATCACAGACATGATTCCTGAGACAGATGCTCAGGTTCTAGACATTGCCAAAATCTATGTAGCCACTAGAGCTGAGACAACTATCCGCATCGATGCCATGACTGTCGATCTACTTGATACTGCCGTACCTACCGACACAATGATCGGCCTAGATTATTTCGATAACGTCAAGATCACTAACGTTCAGCCAGACGGATCGACAATCGTTAAGACCTTGCAGGTGCAGGGCTTGGCGTGGGACATAACCCCTAACAGCATGAAATGCACAGTCACAACACTTGAGCCTATAGTCGAGGGATTCATTATAGGATCATCGACTTACGGTATAATCGGACAATCCAT